AAATGATAGATGGATTTACAAAGAAGTACAACCATATTTAAATCAGGCAAACGAAGCCGCAGGTTGGAACTTTCAATGGGACTGGTCAGAGTCTTGTCAATTTACAAAATACGGTGTTGGTCAATATTATGGTTGGCATTGTGATAGTTGGGAAGAACCTTACAAAAGACAACCCAACGCAGATGGAACGTATCCACCAGATCACGGTAAAATTAGAAAACTATCAATGACGATTTCATTATCTGATCCTGATGAATATGTTGGTGGTAATTTAGAGTTTGATTTTAGAAATCAAGTAGATTGGGAAAGAAACAAAAAAGCGAAGATTAAATCTTGTGACGAAATACGACCACGAGGTTCTGTTATTGTCTTTCCTAGTTTTGTGTGGCATAGAGTGGCACCAGTAACAAGTGGAACTAGATATTCACTAGTGATGTGGTCGCTAGGCTATCCTTTTAGATAATGTATATATAGATGACAAGGAGTATAGAATGGCAGTAATGGCGAACAAAGAAACACTAAGAACAGATTGGTACTTTAGTACACCTGTTTATAGTATAGAAAAACCAGAATGGTTACCAGCGGCACTTAAAGCCACGGACAAATACATAGACGAAGCTTACAAAAGAGAAGCACCTAAACTTAAAGAACGAGAGAAGTTTTTAGGTAAAAAAGATTTTAAAAAAGTAAAAGATCACGGAATGAGTTATCACTCAACACCCCTTAATGGTGATCCAGGATTACGTGAGATGGAAGCTTACGTAGGTCAAACTGCTTGGAATCTATTAGATGAGTGGGGTTATGATATGAATCAATATACTATGTTCTTTACTGAATTTTGGGTACAAGAGTTTTCTAAAAACGGTGGTGGTCATCACTCAACACACGTACATTGGGATAATCATATATCAGGTTTTTACTTTTTAAAGTGTAGTGACAAAACGTCATATCCAGTTTTACACGATCCTCGTGGTGGGGCTATGATGACAAAACTACCACAAAAAGATAGAAGTAAAATTAGTACAATGTCAGATTCAATACATTACAAACCAAAGCCAGGAACATTAATACTTTTTCCTGCTTATGTACCACACGAATATGCCGTTGATGACGGTGTAGAACCATTTAGATTTATTCACTTTAACTTACAGGCAGTAAGAAACATTATAGTGAACGCAGCAAAAGGAATGAAATAATGAAAGCTAAGTTTAAAAATAATCACTTCATAGTTATTAAACAAGCAATTGATCCTAAAGTAGCAAACTTTGTGTACAATTACTTTTTAATGAAACGACAAGTTGCTCGTACTTTTTTTGATACGAGATATATCTCACCATTTACAACTGAATGGGGAGTATGGAATGATGAACAAGTGCCAAACACATATTCAAACTACGCTGATGTAGCGATGGAAACATTGTTATTAGCCGTACAACCAAAGATGGAAAAAGAAACAGGTCTTAAATTAAATCCAACTTATGCGTATGCTCGTATCTATAAAACAGGCGACATATTACATAGACATAAAGATAGATTTAGTTGTGAGATTTCAACAACATTAAATCTTGGTGGCGATGAATGGCCGATCTATATTGAAAACAAAAAGAATGTAGGAGTACCAGATGATAAAAAAGGTATTACTGCTTCAAGTAACAATAAAGGTTCTAAAGTTATATTACAACCAGGCGATATGTTAGTTTATAAAGGTATGATACTTGAACATTGGAGAGAGCCATTTATTGGACAAGATTGTGCTCAAGTGTTTTTACATTATAACAATGTAGCATCACCAAACGCAGATCAAAATATCTTTGATGGAAGACCTCATTTAGGGTTACCTCCGTATTACAAAGGAATGAAACTAAACAACTAATAGATTCATAAATAGTTTTATGAGTAAATTAGAAGATAAAGTTAATGAAATATTAGGTATTGATAAAAAAGCACCTGTTGAAACAAAAGAGTTTAAGGCTCCTGTTCCAAGAAAAGAAGATAAAGAATCACCTGATATTGATAATGATTACAAATATAGTAGAGAAAATTACTATAACTTAATAGAACGTGGACAAGAAGCCATTGAAGGCATATTAGATATTGCTAGAGAAGGTCAACATCCACGTGCCTATGAAGTAGCAGGTCAATTAATTGGTCAAGTTGCTGGAACAGTAGATAAACTACAAGACTTACAAAAAAAACTAAAAGATTTAAAAGAGTTGCCTAAAACGGCAAATCAAAATATTAAAAATGCTCTGTTTGTCGGTTCTACGGCAGAATTACAAAAGATGTTAAAAAAAGATGAAACTATTGAGAGCAAAAACATATCACCCGAACAAGACGATATTGAAGATAAGTGATTTAACTTATGTTAAACACGGTCTTGCTTTAGTTGACATATTAGACGGCAAAGAAATGATTGATCCAATACAAGTTGAAAAATGTTTTGTATCTGATACACCACGTATGGGTGCGAATGGAAATCCATATATAGAAAAACAATATACTGTTTATAAAGGCAGTCAAAGAATTACGGCTGCTATACAAATGGGTTATACACATATCGAAGGAGTAATAATTAATGAGTGATGCTTATTTAGGAAATCCTAATCTTAAAAAGATTAATACTCCTGTAGAATATACACAAGAACAAATTGTAGAGTTTCAAAAGTGTGCTAGTGATCCATTATATTTTATGGAAAAGTATATTCGTATTGTATCACTAGATAAAGGTTTAGTACCATTTAAGATGTATGACTTTCAAAAAAAGATTGTACAAACCATACACGATAACCGATTTACGATATGTAAACTACCAAGACAATCAGGTAAATCAACAACAACGATTTCATATCTTTTACACTATGCGTTGTTTAATCCTAATTCTAATATTGCTATTCTTGCTAACAAAAGTTCTACGGCAAGAGATATATTAGGTCGTTTACAATTAGCCTATGAAAACTTACCTAAGTGGTTACAACAAGGTGTAATTAACTGGAACAAAGGTTCTATCGAATTAGAAAACAAATCTCAAATTGTGGCAGCCGCTACATCATCAAGTGCTATTCGAGGAGGTTCATTTAATATTATCTTCCTTGACGAGTTTGCTTTCGTACCTGTTAATATTGCTGAAATGTTTTTTAGTTCAGTTTATCCTACTATATCTTCAGGTCAAAAAACTAAAATGATTATAGTATCTACACCGTATGGTATGAATCATTATTACAAATTATGGACTGACGCTGAAAACGGCAAGAACGATTATGTGCCTATAGAAGTACATTGGAGTGAAGTACCAGGTAGAGATGAAAAATGGAAAGAAGAAACAATACGTAACACTTCTAAAGAACAATTCCAACAAGAGTTTGAGTGTGACTTCCTTGGTTCAGTAGATACATTAATATCACCATATAAAATTAAATCAACACCTTATTCTGATCCAATTGAAAGTAGAAATGGATTACAAATGTTTGAACGACCTGTTAAAGGCAATCTTTATGTTTGTACTGTTGACGTAGCACGTGGTACCAGTAAAGACTATTCTGCTTTTGTTATCTTTGATGTTTCAAAAGTACCTTATAGAGTTGTCTGTACTTATAAAAATAATGAAGTTAAACCTTTTGTCTTTCCAAATATTATACAACAAACTTGTGACGGATATAATAAAGCACATATATTAGTAGAAGTCAATGACTTAGGTCAACAAGTATCGGATGCTTTACAATACGAAATAGAATATGATAACTTATTAATGACAACACAAAAAGGTCGTGCTGGTCAAATATTAGGTGCTATGTATAGTGGTCGTGGTAGTCAATTAGGTATTCGTATGACAAAACAGATTAAAAAAATTGGTTGTACTAATATAAAGACGTTAGTTGAAGGCGATAAGTTAGTGATTAATGACTTTGGCATTATAGAAGAAATGTCAACATTTAGTAAAAAAGGTCAATCTTGGCAAGCCGAAGAAGGTACCAATGATGACTTGATGATGTGTTTAGTGATCTTTGGTTGGATCTCTAATCAGACGTATTTTAAAGAATTAACAGACTCGAATATACGTAATCAAATGTATGTAGAACAACAAAATTTGATTGAACAAGATATGGCACCGTTTGGATTTATGGATGACGGTATCAATGAACACGAAGAATCTACAGTAGATGAATATGGTACAGTATGGCATCCTGTGACACGAAAAGGACTGTAATTCTAAGATATTATAAATATCATTAGTTATGATAAAACTATTTTGACTATGGGCATAAGAAAACTTATGACTTTTGAAACGATAATAATTAGCTAATTAGAGGAGAAAACCTATGGCATTTCAAGTATCACCAGGTGTTCTCGTACAGGAAAGAGATTTAACAAGAATCATTCCTGCGGTATCAACATCTATCGGAGCCTTTGCTGGTCAATTCAACCAAGGTCCATTAGACGAGATAGTTTCAATCTCTAG